ATGCTCACATCATGAACAAGATATATTATTCCTGGCAACAGATTGATCAACACATACAAACTCTGGCTGATCAGATTAACACCAGTGGTTGGCACCCCAAGATCATTGTGGGGGTGGCTCGTGGCGGATTGATTCCTGCTGTTTTGCTGAGTCATCATTTTGATTTGGAAATGGACAGCATCAACATCAGCTTGCGCGACCACAAAATTCACAATCATGCCAACACCAGCAAGATTACCAACTGGGCAACCATTGGCTACAATGTGTTGGTTGTGGATGATATCAATGACACAGGTGACACCATTAGAGAAATCAGACAACACCTGGGTGATAGTGATCATATCAAATTGGCCACATTGGTGAACAATCAAACCAGCATGAGTTCAGTGGATTTTGCAGCACACCACATCAACAAGAGCACACATCCCTGCTGGCTAGTGTTTCCCTGGGAAAAGGAATAGCACATGAGTCATTTGCTGAGCGTGGACCAATTTGACATACAAAGCATTGCTGATCTGTTTGCACTCACAGAAAAAATTGAAACTGCACCCAGAGGCACATACACAGTTGCCAGCAGCAGTGTGCTCACAAATTTGTTTTATGAACCCAGCACCAGAACCAGCAGCAGTTTCCACAGCGCCATGGCTAGACTGGGTGGCAGTGTCATCTCCATCAATGATGTGAGTTTCAGCAGTGTCAGCAAGGGTGAAACTCTGGAAGACACCATACAAGTCATGGCGCAATACAGTGACGTGATAGTTTTGCGTCATCCAGAAAAAGGCAGTGCAGCCAGAGCAGCCCGCGTGAGCAAGGTGCCCATCATCAACGGTGGTGATGGTGTGGGAGAGCATCCCACACAAGCTCTGTTGGATCTCTACACCATCCACAAACACAAATCTCTTGATCAACCCTTGAGCATTGCACTGGTGGGAGATCTCAAGCATGGCAGAACTGTTCACAGTTTGCTCAAGCTGTTGCGCATGTATGATGTGCAGATCCATCTTGTGTGCCCACCTGGATTTCTAATGCCCCAAGAGCTTACCCAAACCAAGGATGTGTGGCACAGAGATCTCCATGGCTGCATCCAGGATGTTGATGTGGTGTATATGACCAGAGTACAAAAAGAGCGCATCCAGGATGTGACTCTCTTGCAACAGATCAACAACTATGGCATCAGCCTGGAGCTCATGCAACTGGCCAGGCCAGATATGATTCTCATGCATCCCTTACCCAGAGTGGATGAATTGCCCACATGCCTGGATGCAGATCCCCGCAGCAAATATTTTGAACAAACAGGCAACGGTTTGCTGGTAAGGCAGGCCATATTCTACAGCCTGTTTGGCATGCCCATCCCCTGTTGGCGGCCTGTTAGTTAAAAAATAGCTTGACACCCAGCCAGCTTGTGCTATCATGTGTGGGTAAAGGCAATCAAACAGGAGCCTGTAATATGACCACGGAAGACATGCTGATTGATATCTGTGAACGTCGTGGCTGGGCCTTGGATATCAACTACCTTCGTGGGTATGTGGCCCTCAAGCACAAGCGTTATCCCAACGTCTCCACAGCTCTCAAGGAGGCGCAGCGCCTTGAAAATGCTATCCAAAGTTTCTGAAAAAAGTGGTTGACAATAGCTCTGACTGTGCTATATTGGCATCAGAAATTGAGGAGGGTTGGGTGAACAATTATACGGTAAATCCTCAGGGTATCACTGCCGAGCGCATGATTCAGCAACTGGCTGGCGTGTGCAACGGGGCCAGCACCTGGGATGGTGCTGGCTTCAGCAAGATGGACACCAACTTTGGCCACAGCCTGGCCCAGCGTGCCCAGCAGGGCCGCGCCTGGAGCGAAAAGCAGGCGGCGGCAGCTCTCAAGCTGATCAACAAATACCGCAAGCAACTGGGTGGCGATGCTGTGATCCAGGAGTGGCTCTGTGCCCCTGTGTTCGCTCAGCAGCCCTTGGGAACTCCTGCTCCGCTGGAGGGCAAGGCAGCTCAGGCTGACCGCAAGCTCACCAGCAAGGATCAAACTGCGGTTTTCAGCTTCAGCTTCAACCGTGAGCTGGTGGACGCCATCAAAGCCATCCGTGGCGAGCACAAGGGCAAGAAGTTCTGGGCAGGCTGGGATGCTGGCTCCAAGACCTGGAGTGTGCCTGTGAATGAATCCAGCATTGTGCTGATCATGAACGTGGCGCTGGCCTGGGAGTTTGACATCGAGGAACGGTTTGTGGTTTTCCACCGCCGGGTGCTGGACAAGCTCATGGGTGTTACTGAGGCTGCTGAGAGCAGCAAGGTGGCAGAGATCATGGGCCAGGCTCCTGGTGTGGATCTGCAGGATGGCAAGCTGGTGATTGCCCATGCTGATCCTCAGGTGCTGGCTCAGTTTGAAGCCGCCCTGGCTGCACTGTAAGGTGTGGCATTTTTGCCACACCTTTTTAGCTTGACATAGGGTGATTTCCTGCTATACTGGCCACACGAAACGAGGAGATAGATGTGCTGGAATTTGCTGCGACCCCGGCTCGCGTTCGTGAAGCCACCAAGCTGGCCTACAGCCTGGGCTTGGATCTCACCAGCAGCGTCCAGGATTACTGGAGCACGCTGCCTCAGGTCCACAAGATTGCCAACTTTTCCTTCACCCTCAAGCCCTACCAGGCTGCTGGTGTTGCCCACCTGGAGAAGTGGAACGGCACTGCTCTGATTGGTGATGAGCCTGGCACCGGAAAGACAGCCCAGGTGATGGCCTATGCCTTCAAGAATCATCGCTTTCCCATGCTGGTGATCCTGCCCAAGACCCTGCTGCTCAACTGGCGAAACGAGATCACCCGCATGCTGGGCACTCAGCTCAAGGTGCTGGTGGTGGGCTTTGTGCCCAACAAGCAGCGCCTGGAGCAGCTCAAGCGCCAGTATCCGCATGTGAGCTTCAGCAAGACTCCCCAGTCTGGGTTTGATGTCACGCTGATCAATTATGACATTGTCAAGCGCAACCTGCAAGTGCTGGAAAACATCCAGTATGACTATGTGGCTGTGGATGAAAGCCACAAGATCAAGAACGCCAAGGCCCAGCGCACCCTGGCCATCCTGCGTCTGGTCACGGGCAAGGAGCCTGTGCCCAACAAGAAGGGGGTTTTCCGGGTGCTGCACAAGGGCGTTCCCAGCGTCACGTTCATGACAGGCACGCCCATTGTCAACAGACCCTTGGAACTGTGGACCACAGTGAGCACGATTGCGGACTGGGTGCCCCAGTTCAGCAACTTCATGAAGTTTGCCACCCGCTACTGCGATGGCCAGCGCACACGATTTGGCTGGGATTTCTCGGGCAGCACCAACCAGGATGAGCTCAACAAGCTGCTCTTGGACACTGTGATGATCCGCCGCCGCAAAGAGGATGTGCTCAAGGAACTGCCGCCCAAGACCTTTGTCACAGTGCCCCTGGAGTTTGACCGCGCAGAGTATGACAGTGTGGCCAACGCCTTTGACCACAGCGGTAACTGGAAACAGGGCATGGAAACCCTGGTGCGCTATGGTGGTAACCCTGCCAAGAGCGATGAGGCCATCGTGGCCATCAACAAGTGCCGCGAGATTGCTGCCTACGCCAAGCTGGCCAACGCCGTGGAGTGGATCCTGGACTATGTGGAAGAGGGCGAGAAGCTGGTGGTGTTTGCCCATCACCAGCTGATGGTGAACACCATCCATGATCGTGTGCGTGATGCTGGTGTGGGTGTGCGCATGATCCGTGGTGGCATCAGCCCTGAGGATCGTGCCCAGGCTGCCGAGGACTTCCAGACCGATCCCACCGTGAAGGTGATCGTGATCAACATCACCAGCGGTGGCTTTGGTATCACGCTCACTGCCGCCAAGGCTTGTGCGTTCCTCCAACTTCCGTGGAGCCCTGCCGAATTTGACCAGTGCAGTGATCGTATCCACCGCATTGGTCAGCAGGATAACGTCACGGTTTACACGCTTGTGGCGGAAGGAACTGTGGAGGAGGAAATGGCTGCCCTTATTTTGGCCAAGCGTCAGGTAATTGATGCTGTGGTTGACGGGAAATGACATCCAATCAGGAGCACTCACTATTCCATAATTGAGAAGGCTGCTGTAGAGCTCCATGAATAGCCTCCCTTGGACGATAAGGATGAATGGTTGAACCGACCAATTCGCCAATGGATTCTTGACTATCATTCTAGAGGCAACATATCCTTTGGTGCCCGGGGATCATACTCTTTCAATGCCAGGATGATGCTGTGATGTTTCAGCTGGCTTGGGGTTCATGAGTCAAGCTTACCTCAGTCAAGTGCTCATTTTACACCAAACCTAGAGATATCACATGTATCAAACTCTACCTCACAAGCTAGTGTTAACAATACCAGATCAAGCACAGATCATGCACATGTTCAGATGGCTTTCAGAATATGTGGGTAAGTTTCGGTACACTTGGAATTATACAGCTCTCGCGGTCTTCCGCGTGAAGACTAAAACATTTGAATTTGAATTTTTGCGCGAAGCTGATTGCAACATGTTTGGGGCAGTGTGGCAGAAATCTCCACAAGAACCACATGAGCATTAGCAAACAAGCTCACAGTGCCAGGCACTTGGTACAGAAAGCAGGCAAAAATGGATCACAAGTTTTGCCTGGCGCTTTTGATACACTCTAAATATTGGCATGAGTGATTTATTATCCAGATGTGCCAACGTCAGTCTCAATGTAAATTTGCCCACATTTTCATGCACAGATGACATAATGGGCAATCTGGGCAACCTCACCGATTTTGGTAGAGGGCTGGGCAGCATTCCTGCTCAATTGGGTGGAATTATTGATTGTGTTGCTGATGGGTTACAACAGCAAATTGCACAGGCCATTGACAATTTATTGAGCACCCTGCGTAGAATCATGGGAGCATTGAATTTCAGTTTGCCTGATCCATTGTTCTCCACAATACAATTGCCTGAATTTGAGTTTGATTTGAGAATGCGAGCATTATGGAATGAATTCAAACTGTATTTGCATGAAAAATTAATTGATATTCTCAGCAAAATTCCTGGATTGAGTTTCATTTTAAACTTGCTGAAAGTTCCCATTCCTTTTCTGTCAGGTGTTTATCTCACTGATATGTTCACAGCTGAAGGCAGGGCTAGAATTTTTGCCGCAATCCAAGCACAATTGGCACGTGTACAAGCAGCATTGGGACTGCCCTGGAATCTGGAATTCACAGGTGAGTTGACCTTGAAAATGCCAGACTTCAACATTGTGAATATCATCAATAGAATTTTCAGTGAAATACAAAAGGCCCTCAGTAACATAATCTGGACTGCCTTGACTGCCATCACCAAAATCACAAAACCCATAGAAAAAATTTGGCAAGCACTGGGATTCCCTTTGTTGCCTACGTTCACAGTACCCAGCTTTGCTGAAATTTTTGGTGCTATTTGGACTCGAGTAAGTAATCTGGCAACTGGTGTTGTGGAACGCATGCAATTGGCCATCACAGCATTATTGAATTTCAACCTCAAGGACATTCTCACACGAGCATTTGGTGCAATACTCAGTAGGATACCCTGGCCTTTTCCCTGGACTATTGGCGAGTTATTGAAGTTTACAGGATTCAACTGGAATCTCACCTTGCCTGAAATAGATTTCAGCAGGATAGTTCAGGGAGTGCAAGACCTATTCAACAGAATTCCCACTCTTATTTTTGAATTGTGGATGCAATTGGTGAAACCATTTTTTCAAGCTATCAGCAAATTGCTGGGTGGAATAGCTGAGCTGCTCAAGTATATTCCATTTACGTTTTGCAGCTTTATCAATTTGGCTGCCAAACCTGTGTTGGGATTGGCAGCCAATGTGAGATCTATTATACCAGCAAATATTACCATCACCACTTTCAATCCCCCATTGCTACTGGCTGAGTAATTTGTTGGCATTTGCTATTCTACCTGGTATGTTGGCTGCTGATGCCAGTGGGCGTTCATATAGATTACAAAACACTGTGGTTGCCTGTGCAACATCATTTGTGGCACGCAAGGCTCTATCTGCCCCTCTTTCACTTGTGCTGAGTTCCCAAGTGACTGCTGAAAGTTGTTGTTGGAAACTGGCCTCTCTCACATCTCTCACATTCAAATATTGAGCCACTCTTTCTTTGCGTCCACCATAACTGGTCCATTGTGCCAACCCAGCACCTGCCTTGACATTGCCTGGATTGATACCTTTTTCTGATATTCCAGGGCGCAATCCACTTTCTTGGATGAGGTTGCCCACAATGCCAGCTGCCTGTGCTTTGCTGTAGTTGCCACCTTGTGCACTCTGGAACCAGGCCATGGCTTCAGCCGCACTGCCGCTGCCTGTTACAGGACTGATGTCTCCGTCTGCTGCAATTGAGCTCACAGGCACCGGAGTTTCTGGTCTCATGATTCCACACCAGCGCAGTGCATTGGCTTTTCTACGACTTTGTAGATCAGCTCGGATCACACCGCATGCTTGACACCATTTGATGAATTCTGTTGTTGCATTGTTGTAATTTTTCTCTTTGACAAATTTCACTAGTTTGCTGTTGGTGAATTTCTGTTCACCAATGTTCCAGGCTAGATCCACCAGTGCATCAAATTGTTGCTGTGTGAGTGGCACATCACCACATGCAGATTTGACCCAACCCTCTGCAGACTTGATATCCTGCTTGAGAAGTTTCAAAGCATTCTCTGCACTCAACACGTCCTTGATACTGACGTCTGTGCCTTCGATACTAACCTTGCCATTGGTAATTTCTGATTCTGTCAAAACATGTCCATGACCAATCATGGATTTGCCCCCGCACACATTCTCAAATTGTTTGCCTGTGAGATTGTCTGGTCGAGGCCCTCTCAGACCTTCGAAATTTTTGATATCTGTCAAGCCTATGTCACTTATGCTGTATTGATTGGCTGGTTTGAATGTCCAGTTTGTAACTGGCTCGGTTCTATATCTGGGAGCACCATTTGCTTCATAACCTGTGCCAATCCATCTCAACGGTTCACTGTTGGTGGGTGCAGGTTCACCAGGTTTTCCAGGAGTTTGGGACCTGGGATTGGCTGGCCTCAAGCCAATACTGCCTCCACTTGCCTGCAGGGCCTGTTGGAACCAACTGGGTGTGCTACTGATGCTACTGATGCTGTAGTTGGGCCCCCAAGCATCCATGGCATTAACAACACCAGCACTGTTCCTAGGACGGCAATCCAAGTGAAGGATTCTTCCTGTTGTATCATATGTGCCCACACCTCTGACAAATCTGTAGGGCCCATTGCCGCTGGTTATTCCTGTGGCTATTTCTTGCATGAGGCTGCTGCGCTCAATGGTGCTCAATCCATCCAATACAAAGTCCACAGCATTCCCCAAACTGTGCTGACTGGCACCATCACTGGTTCTTACTCCACTGCTGAGTCTTGCTCTGGGATAGGTTGTTTGTATGGCCTGAATGGCTTCATAAATCAAGGGATTGAATCCCTTGTCATTTGTAGCACCCCCACCTTCACCAATGGTTGCTCCACTGCCCACAAACCCCAATGTTTGCAATGGCGTGCTTTGATTTTTCAAGATTTGTCCTGTGTTTATACCCTCTGCAACATCTTCTGCTATTTCCACAGTGTTGGTGCCACTGTAACCAGGACTGTTCATGAATCTTGTTGTGTCAGGTTCTGGTCCAGGTGTTTCGCTTGTGATGGTGCTGATCACACTCTGGCTGCCGCCGCCGCCTGCACCTCCAGGTCCTCCACTACCGCCTGTTCCACTGCTGTCTGGACTGTTTTCCACACGATTGTAGGTTGTGGGAGTATCTGCTATCACAGCAGGTAGTGCTTGTTCTGCTATGGGCACACTATCTTGGGCATTGTCAGCAGCACCAGCAGCACCTGCACTGGGTACAGTTCCAGCATTAATGATGCTGGTGGGTCCAATAACAACTGTTGTACCACCTTTGATATTGAGGTTGCCATTGAGGCTTTGTAGGTTCAAGGGGTTGCTGCTTCTTATATTTCCACTGCTTGCTGCATCTAGATTGAGATTTGCACCACTTTTGATGTTAAGATCTTCTGTGCTTTGTATGTTGACTTTTGTGGTGCTTTTGATGTTCACATCATTTTGCCCCCATATGTTCAACACATCATGGGTTTTGAGATGCATTGTTCCCAATGTGCTTTGTAGTGACAATTTACTAACTGTTTTGATATCAAAATCATTGGCACTGTTGAGCACAATACTGCCCCAGCTGAACACATCTATATTTCCACTGTTGGTGGTGTCTCTTATACCAAAGTTGGCCAATCTGTTGATTTTTTGACTGCTGGTATCAAAAATGTGACCATTGCTGTAACGATGATGTTCACCCATGCTGGTCATGTGTATGTTGGCAAGGCTATAAAAATTCATGCGATCGCCACTTTGAATTTTCATAGCAGCATCACTCTTGATTTGCACCAGATTACCAGCTTGGATATTCACATTCTTGTCTGCATGAATGTTCACATCCTGTTTGCTGCGAATGTTTATGTTCTGTTGACCATAAATGTAGATTGCCCCATCTCTGTGCAGTTCAATTCTGCTTTTGCCGTCTCCTGTCATGAGAGTGGCAATACCTGTTTCATTGTGTAACACAAGTTGAATGTTGTTTCTGGTGCCCAATCTGATCTGAGTTTCTCCCTCAGCATCACTCATGATAAATCTATTGCCACCAGGAGTATTGATACCAAAAACATCATAACTGTTGTGACTGCTGCGAGTAGCATTTCCCAGTGCAGGGATCTGATCAGTTCCACTGCGTTGCTGTGTGGGACCCAGCTGACTGTCACCCCCTGCGGCACTGGGAGTTGCAGGGGTGGCTGGCCCAACGGCAGGCATGGTTTGTGCTGGGGCCTCAGAGGGAGGTGCAGCAACATTTTTGTTGGCTTCTTCAGGAGGGATACTGTTGCCAGGCATACTGGGAGTCATTCTATGAGCATCCACATGTGGCAAACAGGCTATCCACACACCTCTGTTGGGATCTCCATTTACAAAAACCACCAATACCTGGTTGTCCTTGTCCTTGGGTATCATCCACATGCCATAACTTTTTTGTCCACCACCTGGATTGGCCCCCAGATCAGCAGCAGGAGTTGCTCCAGCAAATGGGCTACCATAGTCCACAATGATCCAGGTGTCTTCCGTGTCGGGTCCGCACAATTCAGGTATCCAAACCTTGATTCTACCCAGTCTGGAACCATCCTGGGTGTCTCTCACAAAACCAGCATATATTTTATCCCAGGTGCTGCGTTTGCCCTCAGGATCCATGTTATAGGCTTTGGGTAACTGTGTACTAAACTTTCCTAAATTTGCCATAACTAGTTACCTTGTAGATAATCTTGAATATAATTCACTTTCTTACCAATTGTAATAAATGTTTACTTTTTTAGTTGAATCAAACCCTTCTCATCAACATATTCTGTATTGGGATCTATAGTGTATCCCATGGAACTTTGTCCAGGCTCGATAATTCCTGCTCTTTGGTAAGTGGTAGATTGGGGCAAATACACACTTCTACTATTATCGCCTTGCCCTAAGCCATCTACACCCATTAAATTAAGTGAAGGTCCTAAATTGGCAGCCTGGGTGCCCTTGTATCCTGCAAACTCAGTATTTTGAGACTGTTGTCGGATAGGTCCCAGTTGAGCATTTCTGGCAGCTACAGCTTCTGGGCTGTTTCCTGAGATATAATCACTATTATTTATGGCCATTGCGGATGATGTGCTCTGTTGAGGAGTCAATGCAATCTGATTTGTATTGGGATTGTTACTGGCTCTGGCAATCATCTTTCCTGAGCTCTCACCATTATTAATTAACTGAGTTGTATTGACACCATTATTTGGTTGCAACGGTGAGTTTGTAGGAGTAACTCCTGGTAAAGTGTTTGGTTGATTGGTACTCATGCCCTGTTTTTCTGCTGCTCTGATGGCAGTCAAATCTATGAGTGTGTCTCTCATGGCTTTGAGTCGTTGTGTGAATTTGCCATCTTTGAATTCATGATTCACTTCCAAAACTATATAGATACCATAAAAGAAATCACTTTCCTGTTCCAGGTTTTGCAACCCAGTCTCACTACTGGGTTGTCCACCACTCCTGAATTTTAGCAAAATGGTTGCATCTGTGTCATATACATTCACAAATTGTGAATTATTATTTGTGTTGGTGGGATTTCCCAAATTGTTGGGTACACTTTGGTTGTTGTTGAGTTTGTTGACAATTTCTCTGAGTTCCACAGTGCGTTCCACATCAGTGAGGCCCAACCAGTAAGGGTCTCCTCGGATTTCCATGTCTATTTCCAACATTTGTGTTCCAGATCTGTCATATATTTGGGTGAGAATGCTGCTGACTATGGCACGTGTGGATGATGTTGGGTCATTGCTGTTGGTGGTGCCCGCAAATGCACGAGTTTGTGTATTTTGCATGTCTCTGGGATCTGTGCTCCAGCTCAGTTGCAGGCGATTGTTATCCATGATCTGTCTGCTGATATCTTCCACAAACTGTTTTACTTGACTAGCTTTGTTGAGGTTGGATCTCAAATTTTGCAATTGTGTAATAGCCTGTTGTTCTTTTTGACTGGGTGTGTTGCCCAACCCCAACATGGGTCTCAGTGAGCTATTGGCATCAAATAGATAGATGCTGTCAGTGTTGATTTCCATCAAGCGTTCTTCTGTGCGTTGAATTTCTTCATTCAAACGCAAGGTTTCTTTGAGTTGAGTATCTGGATTCACAACGTCCTCCCGAGTATTGGTCCATAACTGTCGTTCTTGTTCCAAATTGGCTTTTTGTTTGAGCACATCATCCCTGGTGTCAACCTTTTTGCTGTCTGTGAGTTCAGGCGGCAGGGTTGTCTGCAATGCTGGCTCAACCGCCACATGCAATTGATTGAATTTCACATCCAAACTGAGTATTTCAGTATTTTTGCCTGTGTACCAATACTCATAGGCTTTTTTCATATTCTCTGCTAGAATCTTCAACCTGGATTGTTGTCTTTGTGCATCTGACTGCAATTCTTCAGCCAACTGTCTATAGGGTATGGGTCTGGGACTTGTTTTCAACCCTATAACAAATGTGAATCGTCTGATGTAATCCTTGCGCAGTCCATCCCAGCCAATGTTTTCTGTAATACATTCCAGACGAGGAATTTTTATTAGGCCAGCATATTGATCTGCTATGAAAAATTTTACTTCTTTGATACTGGCAAGAACATCGTCCACAAGTGCTGTTACACTTATGCCTCTGGCAATGGTTATCTCACCATTGCTGGTGCCCTTGAAACTTCTGCGTCTGGCACTCACAGTATCATCATAATTTATTTCCTGCTTGGCTAGATCTTTGTCCACAACAAACATATATTCCATCACAGGTGGCACAACTTGACTGGTAATGTTGTCCTTTCTTTCCTTGGCATATCTGTCTGTGATCACCTTGCCCAAACTTTCAAAAAAACCGCCCACACTGTTGCCATTGGGATTGATGGTCATGCCCTTGGTTTCCACACTGTGTGTTTTGGTCATGATCTGATAGAAATCTCTAAACCCCATGTTGTCTTTGGCAACACATTGCAGATCATATACTGTGCCAGATTCTGTCAGCTGGCTGTCAAACTCAATGATATTCAAGCTGTAGACTTTGATGAGTTTTTGTTCACCCTGGGGATTGTAGATGGTGCCATCACTCTTGATGTATCTGAATTCCAATTCCAAGAACAGGGGTGCCAGGCGCCATTGTGGAATACCCAATTGTTTACTGGCATTATACAATCTGTCAGGTAATGTCATTCCATAAGGCTCGATCATCTTGAGCCTTATTTCTGTGGTCATGTTGCTGCGACTGCGGAAATTGGGACTGACAATGTCAGTGATAGTCACATCTGTTAGGTTGAATCCCAGTGTAACTCCACTTTCACAAATTATGAATTTGCGCACCTGATTGTTGATGATCTTTCTACCCACATCTGGATCATTGGCATCCAGGTCATTTACCAAAACCAACCTGAAATGATAGGCCACTCTATCGTATTGATTGAATTCATTATCCTGAAAATTAAACTTCACATCACCCAATTGTTTGGGAATTGATGTTGTATTAGCAGTTGCACCATCAGCATTTGTAGAGCTAACAGGATTGGTGCTGGTGGTGGCTGAGGCAGTGGCATTGGTGTTGCTGGGGCTGGGTGATGCACTGCCACCAGGAGTAGTTCCACTGGCAGGCTTGGGCGATGCCAACTGCTCTCTTGTCACAGCAGGCAACTCAGGGGGTGGTCCCAGAGTTTGGCTGATGCTTTCATTTATGATCTGATCAGTGTTTACTGGTATCAAGGTGTCAGGTGCTGGTAATGCCTGATTTAGTTGCTCATTCAAAATGGTATCACTGGTTACAGCAGGCAATTCTGTTGTAGGACCCAATTGTGCATTGAGGGTTTCTGTGCTTGCGCTGGGCACCACAGGAACATAATTGTTGGTTTGTTCCAGCACAGTGTTGGATTTTTCCAGCTCTCTACTACGAGTGGATTCACTGTCCAACAATACCTGCGCCTTGAGTTCAGGATCATCAATCTGTTGACCAATTTTTTGATCATCCTGATATCTGCGTTCAGCCTGTTGAGCTCTTGATAATGCCTGTTTGGCCTGAAAGGCCGTGGGTGTTCCATTTCTGGGACTCTGGGCCATCAGATGTATCCTTGCAGGCTGTCTTTGCTGGGGATGACTATCTTCAACCCCACCACCAGATCATAAATGGGATCTCTTATCTGATTGGGATTGGCCAGGGCAAACACCCACCATAATTTGGGTGTACCATAAGCATCATAACTGAGTAGATCTGGACGATTTTGATATCTGTCTGTGACAGTGAAAATTCCGTCTGTATTGCTGGTGGCAATTTGTGGAGCATTCCACAATTCCAAATACCAACTGTTTTGTGGAGTATTATAGTAGGGACTGGATTTGCTGTAGGAGGCTTTGGGCATCAGATAAAGTCCTTTTGATTGAGTGCACCGTCTCTAAATCTGGGCAAATTGAATCTGGTGCGCAGATCCCGAGGTGTATGTTGCACAATCATGGTGCAGGAAATTTTAAACAAACTGGGCAACCACACTGTGTATTTTTGGCTGGCAGCAGTAGTGTTTGTTGAAGGCACTGGTGTGTTTCTTCCTGCAATCACTCTCCTGTCTGGGCCGTCAAAATAGCTGCCATCTGCTGCTCCCACAAACCCTTGCAATCTTCCTTGTGCATCTCTGAGTATTTGTTGTGGAGGCAGTGGTGTGAGTCTTTCTTGCAATATACTGCTGCTCATTTGGCTTTGTGGAGTGGTGTTACCAGCATCTACACCAGTGACTTCCACTTGTACATAATCCACATCGTCTGGAAACTCAACATTGAAGTCTTTGACTATCACAGGCAAATCACTAAACACATAGGGACCGTAAGCATTAAACAACAGTATGGGCGGAGGCGTGCCTGCTGCTGGGTCATTTTCTCCAAAATTCATTTTGGTTACAGTGCGAAAGAAATGTAGGGCTGCCAGAGCATAGGCACCCTCCATTTGATTTTGCACACTGAAACTGCCGTTTACCTGCAAGTTCACAGCAGGCACTCTACTGAACACATGAAAGTCCTGATTGGCATGCACTGGGCTGAGAGCTTGATAATCCACACTGTGATTGTATGTGATTTGTGGTTGATAGGGCCATACCAAACCCTGAGTTTCTTTGATGGGCAAAAGCAATCCGCTACCGTAGATGGTGTTTGCTGCTGCCGGTCTGGGACGCAAACTGGCTTTTCTATCCTTGGCATTTTGTTTGGGAAAACTACTGACCTGATCGCCCAGTCCAAAATTGCCAAATGCACTGCGAGGCAACACAGCATTGGCCACACTGCCCACTGCATTGGTAAGCAATGCTCCTCCTATATTTCCCAGATTAAACCCACCAAACTTTGGCATTGCACATTCTCAACTGTTGCTTTTTGATATTTATCACAGCCTGAAACAGGTATTCTGTTTAAATTTGGTTAGAGTAGTCTACCTTTGATCCAGTCAACACCAGGACAAATTTCAGCAAGCTTATTTTCTGAACCATTATTCCACCAATGTTTACCCTTGGTGTTGCTTGGTTTACCTCGCTTTGCCACACTGCGTTTCATCATAGTGGTCATATTTGGTAACACACCTTCAACCCATTCCGGACCAGGGTGTTCCTTGCGCATAATAGTGTAATCTCCATTATTGTACGCTTTCTTGCCATTGTTGGCGTGGCTTATTTTGGCTCTCTTAGCTTGTGATGGGGAGGTTTTAGTGGTCCAAGACAATCTTCCAGGCTTCCATGCATCACCAGGACATTGTTGACGCATGACTGATTGTTCACCATTGTTCCACCATAATTTATTTAGATTGTAACTGTTACCATAAGTTATGGAATTCATGCGACAAAGATTACCAAATCCTTTAGTCCATTCTTCTCCAGGATCCGAATCAAAATATTTGATCTTGTTATCTTTATTATGATAGGCTACAAAATTTGTATGACCACCTCCGCCTAAACACCAATCAACTCCTGGAGATGTGTTTGAATATCGTCGTTTGCGTGTGATAGAGTGTGTCCACACCTTTAACCCTGCAGGTATAGATATTCTTCTGCCTTCTCTGTAATTCACAAAATTCAAATTCAAACATAATGGATCATCAATATGTTCTTTGATCAACGTTTGCTCATACCAAAATGTTTCATTCTTATCGTCAAATATTTGAACGATAGTTGCTTCAAATTGATTCTTATCATAAACACGAAGTAGATCTTTGATTAGCAGAGAACTAGTAAAATAGTTCTTCCACAAATCATCTTCGGGTTGAATTCCGTTTGATGAATGACTGTATCGTGATCCAAAATAATATTGTTCTGTTGGTTTACAGACAATTTTATAGACATAGAATGGTATTGTGTTTAAATATGACATGCTGAATGCTCCTTAATAGCGTTTAGAGTGGATGGGAAGGCCAATTCCGTGATCCACACTTTATTTATGTCAAGTAAATAGGAATATGAGATTAATTGAACTTCATCACAACCCTATTCTCGCCGAAGGCGGCAATGTTTTTAAATCCCCAGATGGCACGATTCAAACCAAGAGAATCGAACTCAAAGATATCAAGCCTACTTTACAACATTTAGAAAAGATTACAAAACTACCACTGGTGAATAACACGCTAGGAAGTGTTGGTAAAAAAGAATCAAGTGGCGATATAGACGTGGCAGTTGATCCTTTGTTTATGACCAAGGATCAACTCGTTCAAAATTTGAAAAAATATGTGGAATCTATAAACGGGGGTGATCCATCACAATGGGTGAAAAAGAGTGGAATCAGTGTACACTTTAAAATGCCTATTCGAAATGATCCCAGTCTGGGGTTTGTACAAGTTGACTTTATGTTCCATGGTGGTGGACCTGCAGAAGAACAGTGGTTGAAATTTGGCATGTTCAGTGCAGGAGACAGCAGTGAATACACCGGTGCTGACAGGAATCTGCTCATGAGCAGTGTAGCCAAGGCACTGGGTATGAAATACAGTTGGCAAAAAGGTTTGATTCGCAGAGAAGATGAGACACCCATAAGCAAAGATGCCAATGTGATTGCCAAGAAAATGTTTGGGCCCAGATACAATCAGGATGTATTCTTGAGTGTGGAAACACTACAGGATGCCATTCACAAAACTCCCCAACTGGTGAAAGCTTTTCAAAAGTTGGTCAAGGATTTGGCACAAGATGTCAATCCCGATGGCACTCCACGCAAGCCTGGAGATATTAGAAAGAATCAGGAAGAAGTTGCCAGAATAACCAGGCTAACAGGTATCAAATAATTCTTGCAGTCAAGGCCTGGAATATTACATCAGGTCTTTCTCACCACGCCCCAATTGGGATCCAAGGGCTCCACTTCCACCATCTCATACAACAAATCAAATGGTGGCAGTTGATCAGGCAGCTTGGGGCTGTTCCAACCATACACAACTGACGTATGCGGAATGAACGTGGGGTAGCTATGAGACGCGCCGCATTCCAGCATGCGTTTGTGCATTTGTTCTGCCAGTGGACAATGTAAATCCAACACCAGTGCACTTTCGCCCAAGATTTTCCAGCCCTTGACTTGTGCTGGTATAT